AGACCGATGTGGGGACTGCAGGTGCTGACGTTATCCAAGAGTAACAAGCCGGTAGAGGTGAAGCTGTTCGAGGAGGCGCTGGAGCGGCACACCAACAGCGGCACCCGGCGAATGACTACGCTGCTATCCGCGGTGTCGCGCTTGGTGACACCCGGGCTAGTCACTGAGTATGTTACCAATGACGACCGAACTGGCCTGCTGGCGCTGTTTACCAACGCCATGGCGGACACTGACAGCACATTGCACGCAGCGGTGACGGCAGCGGTTAACGCCGCTATGGACGCGCATCTTGCGGGTGCCAAAGTAGTGGCGGATCGCTACCCCACCGTACGCGGCCCAAAGGGTCTGGTAGAGGTGGCTATTGCAGCGGACACTAATCCGGTGCTGCACAACATGCGAAAGACAATATTTGGTCAAGAGGTTGTGCGCATAACCGGCGCGCTCAAAGCCGACATTCAGCAGCATATCACACAAGCCACACGCGCAGGGCTACACCCATCGGTGGCCGCACGGAAGTTCGTAGACAATTTAGGCGTTTCACCCGGACAGGGCGTGTGGGTCACCAACTACCGCACAGCACTGGAAAGCCGCAGCGCCGACGCGCTTCAACGCGCACTGCGTGATCGGCGCAGTGACGGTGTAGTTGCGCGCGCCATCGCCAACGACGAGCCTCTGTCCAAGCAGCAGATTAACAGCCTTGTTGAGCGGTACAAGAAACGTGTTATCAAGTACCGGTCAAACGTTATTGCGCGCACTGAAATGACGCATATGCTTAACCGGGGCAAGCAGGACCTGCTTCACACGTACGTTGCTGACAACAAAATCAGTGCGCAGCAGGTGCGGCGGTTCTGGCATTACACAAGCGACGCAGCTACGCGGGAAGAACATGTAGCCGTACCAGCTATGAACGCAGACGGCGTCGGGCTTAACGAGCCGTTCCGCACACCGCTTGGTCCGCTTATGTATCCCGGCGATCCTAACGGACTAGCCGCCAATATCATACAATGCCGATGCGCCCAGTATACGCGTATCGTGGCCATGGAGCTACTGCAGGACGGCCCTGCCGAGCAGTGGACCACCACAGTTAACGACCCCCGGTCAGCCCGGGCGGCACAGGAGACAACGTCATGAGTAAGCAACGCTCCGGTCAGATTACCGTCACAACCGCTGGCACGGCTGTGCAGGGTACAGACGCGCCGTTGGCGGGCGGCACCACTGTCAACAAGCAGGTGCTTGTTTACGTGCGCGCGCTGCCGGGTAACACAGGCGTTATGTACATGGGGCAAGACGGTGCAGACGACGTGACGTCCAGCAACGGTTACCCGCTCAGCGCAGGCGACCAGTTACCGGTGTACGTGCAAAATTTGAACGAGCTGTGGTTTGACGCGTCTGTCAGCGGTGAGGGTGTGGCATGGTTTCTCGCCGGTTAATGGACAGAGCCACCCGTTACGTCCAGCACGGGGTTCCTGTCCCAATTTTGGCAGCCGTGGTACTCGGCAACCCGGGGGCCGCGTTTGTGGGCATCCAGTTCGGTGACCACAATGCCGAGCTGTCAGTCGACTTCCCTAACAATACGTTCTACGTGGGCGGAGTTAAGACAGCCGACACAAACGACATCTTAGATCCTGATCGCACCAGTTCCGCCACGATGTACGACAGCGACGGCAGGCTGAAATACGTCAATCAGAACCTTGCCGCGAACCCTACGTCACCAGCGACGCAGACTATTACTTTGCCCGCTTCCGGGGCGGAGTACACTGTTGCCTGTGAGGGGTCGGGCAGCTTTGCTTTGTCCGGTGCGGGTACGGGAACGGCAAGTGATGGGTCTCCTGTTGCGTTTACAGCCTCCAGCACCAGCTTGACGATTACACTCAGCGGCAGCCTTGACCGCGTGTGGGTGTATCCGTCTGGCCTTGGTGGGATGATGGACAATCCCAATCCGATTTCTGGTGCTGACCCAAAGTTTCGGGCAACGACAGGCTACGGACGCCGTGAGGGCAACTACACGTTCTCGGAGTACAGCACGACGAATGAGGCTCCGGCCAGTGCGTTGACTGCACTGGAACTAGCTGATGGTTCTTGGAGCCTTTCCACCGGATGGACAGTTTCCAGCGGGGTGTTGACCCACGACGGCACAGGTGGCGGAAGTCAGGCGGTTTACGATCTCGGAACAGGGGCAAACTTAATCAGAGTTGTGGCCACAGTAGCCAATCGCACGGCAGGCGATCTTCTTGTGCGGCCAACGTCGGGCTCAACTGTTGACCAGATCACACACAGCGGCAACGGTACTTTCACAACCTACCACCGACCCACTGACGGCGATCTTGTTTTTGCCGCAAGTGGTGCTTTTGACGGCGACGTAACAGTGACGGCGGAACTTGTCGGCCACCTTGGCGACGAGCTTGTCACCAACGGCGATTTCTCTAACGGGTCTACGGGCTGGATTTTGAATAATGGTGCCACTGTTGCAGATGGTGTCGGTAAGGTGTTTGCCAACGGAGATAGCGTCGAACAGACTGGTGTCCTCGAAGAAGGTGAAACCTATCTAGTCACACTAGACTTCCCCACAATCACTTCCGGGGTTGCTTACCTACAGATGGGGGGCGTGGCCACTCTTATAGCCGCCACCACTGCCGGGACCTACACCATTGCCCACAAAGTTACGGGCGGCACCAAGTTCGAGGTCAACAGTCTAGGTGGCGAGTTCACCTGTGACAACATCTCTGTGAAGAAACTCAGCAACGCAGGCGTCTGGGAAAAGCCCGGCCTCTACTTCGCCAACGACGTGACGCAGCTTCACTACAACAGCGAAGACCCGACGCTCAGTGACGTTGGGGTCACATCGACTAAAAACCAGACTGACCGTGAAGGTGGTACGCGTGCAATCAGCATTGTTCCGACCGCGACCACTGGCACGCACTATGCGGGGTTCATTTCGTCCACGGCAATCAGCTACACGAGCGGCAAGGACTACACGACAGGCTTCAAAATACATCCTCTCGGCGCGCAGCGATATGTATCGCTGTTCTATGGCGGCTCGGCGTTCACAAGTGGCCAGAATGCTGCAATTCTTGACCTACTCACGGGTGCGGTCCATGCCGAAGAGACTAACTGCACTGGTCACATTGAGCCGCTGGGTAATGGGTACTATGCCTGTGCTTTGACAGCGCCTTGTACCGGCACGACGACCAGCAGCTTTTTCTATGTGGCCCTTTCCGATGACGGCACTAAGTTGCCGTCTTACACCGGAGACACGGACGACGGTGTAATCGTTCAAGATCTGATGATTGTCGAAGGCAACCTGCCCCAGATGTACTATCCCACTTACGGCTCTCAGGTGGATGTGGATGCAGACCCAACCACCATGATCCTTGCGGCCAACATGCCCTCTGGCGCGTCCAGTGAAACCATTTCCGTCTACATGGCGGGTCGCATGACCTACGCGGACAATGGGGCGAACCCCGAGTTCTACTTCTACTACCGCAAGAATGGCTCGACTGAACAGACCTCCCTCGATCTGCGAACAGGTGGTGGGTACACAGGGAGCGTGCTTTCCGCCCACATGGAGGGGAGCAATTACCGCTCGACTGCTCGCAGCGGCTATGATCCCGGCGTGAATGTGGACTTCTCCGTGGGGGCTCAGTGGACGGCAACGCAGCATAGCGTAGCTGTAGACGGCACGTTGAACACTCTCACAGGCGCAGGTGGTTTCCCTGATGTGGACACTGTGGACTTGAGTATCGGACAGGGCCTCAACGGGTATGCCAGCTTCACGATGACCCACCTCGCCGTCGCCAACCAAGCCGCAATCACTGCAGACAATGTGAAGGATGCTACAGGATGACCGCCACCGTAACCCGCGCAGATGGCACTACCTTTGAGGCCCCTATCAAAATCGTGGGCGACACTTGGCAGGCCATCATCCGCGAAAACACCCCCGACAGCTACGCCGCGACCATCACTGAATTGCAGAACATGGGTCTGACAACAGACACAGAATGGCCTACGTCCCTGCTCTACGGTTGCAAGATCAAAGAGGTGCCCATCATCACCTCGCCGCCGGTCTACGGCTCACCCACAACTGAGATGAGAGACACTTGGGAATGGGCAGCGGACCCCGACACAGGCGAGCGGCTGCTGGACGACAATGGCGAGCAGTACCGTGTCAAGACCGGCGAACAGATTGAAACCGTCATCGCGGAAGCGCCGCTCATTACCCCGGCGACTGTGGATCCGCGCAAGCATTTCAATGTCTACATAAGCGCCGCGGCTGTCAGCCGCGTTCTGAGCTTGCCCGATGGCCATCCGCTTGCCGCTCTGAATGGGGAGCGCAGCGCCGTGGCGTGGGTGCTCCAATACGCGCTGGCCACCGACATGGACCCGGATGACCAGAACAACCACGAGGCGGGCAAGGTCCGCTCTGGCGTGACCCTGATCGACCCTGACAGCATCGACACCCCGGCGAGGGTGCGGGCATGAAGCTACCAACCTCCTACCCCATTCGCGTGGGTGACGCCGTGTCCCAGCTTGGTTGGGTTGCAATCTTCAACGGTAAGAACCCCAACACCAGCATCAGTGGCGCGAGCTATCGCTACAACCTGTGGACCCGTCGCCCGATAGACTTTGTCTTCTTCTGGGACAAAGGCCCCAACGGCGAAGGCCACTGCCAACTGGCCGACATGCGCGACATCCAACGCGCCATCGACCTGCTTACAGCCAACGGCTACACAGTCACAAAAGAGGAAGCCAATGACGTACAGCACTGACAGCGCCCTACCGGCCACCGTGTACTACACACTGAGTAGCGACGCGCGGAGCCTGTACCGTCGCGTGTATAACCACGAGATCGCAAAGGGGCACGCAGCAGACGCTAGCGATGCCGCTGCGTGGCGCGCACTCAGTGACGCTGGCTACCGCAAGGAAGCCGGGGTGTGGGTAAAAAAGGCCACACAGGGCCAAGCCGGTGCCGGGGCTGTTACCCCCCGGGGGCCGCAGCCTAGCGCCCCTGTGGCCAAAGCCTACGGCGCACAGCCGCTGCACGCCAGCCGCCCGGTGCTAAACGCGGAAAGTATTATTGCGCATTACAAAGCGCTGGGCATGCCCACAGCGCTGCTGCCCGACGATATGCACGTAACCGTTATGTATGACCCGGAGCCCACGCACTGGGACGAGGACGACCACTGGTTTCGTCCGCAGCTACGCGTAGAGGGCGGTGCGCGTTCGACCGAGATGTTTGGTGGCGGCGCGCTGGTGCTTGCGTTTGACTGCGCAGAGCTGGTGTCGGATTGGCTTGACTTGCGCTGGTGCGGCTACGGTGGCACATGGCCGTCGTTCCGTCCGCATATCACATTAACGTATAACGTTGGCGACGGCGTGGCCATGGGATACGCGCCTTACACTGGTCCCATTGTGCTGGGTCCAATGCGCTTCACAGAAGGCACAGGCGGCCCCGGTGTTATTGTCGAGAAGCTGCGGCCCGAAGATATGTTGTTTTCTCTACCGGAGGCCGCGACCACTCTTAGCAAGCAGATTGGTCTGGGTGGCGAAACGCACCTGCGCGCAAACGCACGTGGGGATCGTCTATACGCGCCCGGCAAAGACGGCACGGAACTGCTCAAATACGTGGCGGCACACAACGGAACCAGCAATGCGTCTGCGTCTGTTGGCAAACTGGGCAACCATGACCTGACACTGCTTAAATCTGAAGATGAGCAGCGCATGGTGTGGGGTTGGGCTAGCGTGGTGACCAGTAAAGGCAGCACCATCTACGACACGCAGGGCGACAGCATGACTGCAGACGTTATGGAAAAAGCGGCTACAGATTTCATGCTTAACTGCCGCGAAGGGCACGTTATGCACCTTGGCAAGCAGGTGGCCACCGTCGTACACTCGCTGCCAATTACCAAGCAGGTGGCGGCAGCGTTTGGTTTGACGTGCGACGTGGAAGGCTGGGCCATTGCCATGAAGGTGCACGACGACGACACTTGGGCACTGGTCAAAGCAGGCGTACTGCCTGCCTTTAGCATCGGCGGAGAAGGACAACGCAATGCCGCAGATTGAACAACTTCCCGGGCAACAACGCTACGCCCTGACAAACCTACGTCTTGGCGAAGTTTCACTTGTTACGGCAGGAGCCAACACTTCTGCCAAAGTTACGCTATACAAAGGAGCGGAAAAAATGAAGATGACCCCCACTCAGAAGGCAATGTATTCCACGCTGTCTGCTGCGGCCACTGTTGCCGTCAATGCTGCGTTCGCCAAGGGCTTGGACGTCGACGACGTGCTGGCTGTGGCAACTGCCGCAGCGCCAACCGGCGACGACGCCGAGGTTGCCAAGCTGCAGAAAGATTGTGCCGACCTGCTGGCTGCGCGCGACACTGCATTGGAGACCGCCAATGCCGTCACCAAGTCCGCTGAAGCCGCTGGCTTTACTGTGACCGGTGAGGGCGCGGAGACCAAGGTCACCAAGGCGGCCACCGAGTACGTTGATATTGGCGGGAAGCGCATTGCCAAGGGCAGCGTTGACGACAGCACGTTCGAGTTGCTGAAGCAGCAGCACGCCGACATCGCGTTGCTCAAGAAGAACGCAGAGTCCGCGCGCTTGGCCAAAGCTGCTTCGGACGCGTGGCCCAACCTTGCCGGTTCTGCCGAACACAAGGCAAACCTGTTTGGCGCTGTTGAAAAGATGGACGACGACGCCAAGGCCGCCGCGATGACCATGCTGGCTGCCGCTGACGCGGCTGTTGCCAAGTCTATGGACGAGCTTGGCACGTCTCAGGTGACTGACCCCGCGTCGGCTGAAGCGAAGCTGGACGCGCTGGCCAAAGCCCACGCGGCTGCGAACAACGAGTCGTACGCGGTTGCTTACGCCGAGGTTGTGAAGACCGGTGAAGGTCGCGAACTGTACGCGGCCCACAAGGCAGAACTCCGCGCTGCGCGCAGCGCAGCCTAACTGAGCGGCGGCCCTGCGCCGCCCCTTGCATTACACCTCACACGTCCCGGCAGTCCCGGGCACTATTTAGAGAAGGACGTTAGCTATGTCGGCTTACGAAAATATGATGTGCATCAGCGTCGAGGCAGGCTCTGACCTGTCCAGCTCGCAGTTCTTGCTGGTGGCCATGGCCTCGGACGGCCAAGTGGACGCCTGCGGCAACGGCGCACGGGCACTTGGTGTACTCCAGGACGATCCTGCCGCAGCAGGCCGCGCTGGCACTGTGTGCATCGGTGGCCGCACCAAGGTCAAAGCAGGTGCTGCTGTGGCTGTTGGCGCGCTGATTGGTTCCGACGCGGCTGGTAAAGCTGTGACGGCAGCCAGTGGCGACGTTGTGCTGGGCGTTGCCATGAGCGCAGCTTCCGCAGACGGCGAGATCATCTCCATGGTGTTTGCCCCGGGCCACTTGGTCGCGTAACACGCGGCCAAGCAACCCTCCACAGATAACTGGCGGTAAGCACTACCGCCTCCGACTTACGGAGAACAATTATGAACCCCACAGCAAGTGACGTGCATGTCAACGCCCCGCTGACCAACATCAGCGTCGCCTACATGCAGAAGGCAGAGAACTTTATCGCGCACCGCGTGTTCCCTAAAGTGCCTGTCATGAAACAGTCTGACCGGTACTACGTGTACACCCGGGCCGACTTCAACCGGCGCGAAGACACAAAACGCGGCGACGGCGCGGAGTCCTCGGGCTCTGGCTACAACGTGGACAACACCCCCACGTATTTTTGCGATGTTTATGCACATCACAAAGACGTGTCTGACCGCATTCGCAAAAACAGCGACGCCGCGCACGACCCCGACGACGCCGCTGCGCGTTTTGTTGCTCAGAAGCTGATGATTGACAAAGAAGCGGACTGGGCAAACAGCTACTTCAAAGCTGGTGTTTGGACTGGCGGCGACATTGCCGGTGTGGCTTCCTCGCCGAACAGCTCGCAGGCCATTCACTGGGACGACCAGACCAGTGGCACGCCAATCGAGAACGTTGACACAGGCAAAACTGCAGTCCTGGAAGCGACCGGCATGGAGCCTAACACGCTTGTGCTTGGCGCGCATGTGTACAAGGCGCTGAAGAACAACCCGGACATCATTGACCGCATCAAGTACAGCGGCGGTGTGTCGCCGGATCGGCCAGCCATGGTGACTCCGCAACTGCTGGCGCAGTTGTTTGGCGTTGACCGAGTGTTGGTTGCCAAGTCGATCCAGAACACCGCAGTCGAGGGTGCCACTGAGGCCAGCTCGTTTATTCTGGGCAAGCACGCGTTGCTTGTGTACAGCGCCGAGACGCCGAACCTCATGGAGCCGTCGGGCGGTTACACGTTTACGTGGGACCAGTACACCGGCGTCACCAACGACTTCGGCATGGCGATGTCGCAGTTCCGCATGGATGCCCGCAAGTCGGACCGCAACGAAGGCGAGATGTGCTACGACCACAAGCTCGTCGCCGCCGATGTGGGCTACTTCTGGAGCGGCATCGTTACCTAAACGAGGTCACCAGATAGCTTTTGGGGGCAGCGGCCACGCTGCCCCTTTACCCTCAACACCTTCGCGAGGCCCACACCATGCCACCCATCACAAAACAACAGCGCTTCGACCCCGCGCGACCCGTGTACGTGCGTTCTACGCAGCTCAACGCTGCAGGGCGCAAATGGGAACAGGGTCAAGAATTTCCGTGGCGTAAACTGGCTATTGCTATGCGCACCATGGTTCAGCTTGTAGAGCTGCGCCGCTTGACGCACGATATGCCGGAAGCGCTGCGCAAGCCTGCGCCGACCGAGCCGACGGAGCCTGCTGCACCCGTTGCACCAGTAGCGCCAGCAAGCAGCACCCCGGTGGCCGCACCCGCTGCCGAGACGGCTGTGCCCGAAAGCGTTGCAGAGGCTGTAGCGTACAGCGCTGACGCGCTGGCTGGTATCGACGACTTGCCGCGCCTGCAGGATATTGCCGCCTCCATCGGCGCACCCAAGCGCGCCAGCAAAAAAGGCCAGCGCGACGCAATTCTGGCGCACATAGGGTAATCTGACATGACGTGGTCTTACGATAGCAGCGACCTCGGCACCGGAACAGCATCAGCGCGCTTAAACATGGCCT